ATAAAGTTTCACGTTTGAAGAGTTCAGTGCTCCGGTCTGAGGCGCTGGTTCGTTTAATTGGCACAGCCAGCAATGGCGGCGCAATATTTAACCAGTCTACTGGACTCTCTGCTACAGCTCTGACCGTCTGCCAGCGTCAAGAGATGGAGACAGGATTTACAGCGGTTCGTTTGCTGCTTGTGAATCGGGCAAACGTGGCGATGAATGCAAATAAAGCTTTGATTGGAGTCACTGAAACCGCAGCAGTTGATACTTCTGCAAACATGGGATCGCCTGTTATTGGCGGAGTTGCGTATCAGACCGTTGCAGGAGCTACAAGTATTAACGGCTGGCGCGCACCAACTTGGGCAACTGCTGCAACTGTTGATATTCCAGCAGCCACAGCAGCCCAAACATTTGCTCTATCAGATTGGACACCTATCCAAGAAGTTCCTCGGGCAGACGGTGGAACTAGGCCGCTTTTGTTGTGGAGCACTTATCATGATGGAGCAACTCAAGGTAATTTTAGTTTCAATGTGTATACACAGACAGGAGCTGATGCGCCAGTTGTTCCCTTGCCAGCTATGCGAGAACGAGTGTACTCTGCCGCCACAAACTTTGGTGATGCTGTAGCCGATCCAACGCGTTCGATGGCACTGGCAAACACTATTATTCCTTGTGCGCCAATTGTACGATTTAAGCGACCGGTTCTCAGTGTCTGGGGTATTGGTGACAGCACAATGCAAAACAATTCTCAAGCTCCAGAAGGTTTGAGTGCTTGGGGCATGAGAGCTTGTGCCGAAGTTTCTACCCCAAGTGTTCCAGTTGTGTGGGCTAATTTGGGTGCGGCTAGTCGGAAGTTCATCGAATTCTGGCCAGTTGTTGAGTCTTACTTGGCTGCTGGAGTTCCTCCTCCATCTGTGTTTCTAGTTGAGGCAGCTTCCACAAATGATGTAGGTACCACTGTCTCACTTAGATCAGAAGAGCTACAGCTTCAACAGGCCTCAGCCGTACTGGCAACTGCTGCAAAATACGGAGTGCCATATGTAATCTTTGTTCCGCTAATGCCATATAACGCTCTTGATGCTGCCAAGGATACTATTCGGCAGGAAGTGAATGCTAAGATCGAGGAGCTTGCAAGTATTTATGGTTGTCAGGTCTTGGATTTTTATTCACTTGGAACGGATGCGCTTCCACAAAGATGGATACCTTCGTACAATGATGGATTAGGTACAGGGCCCAATGATGGTATTCATCCAGACGAAACTGCCTTCGATGCTGTGATGGCTCCACGATGTGCGTCAATGTTGAGAAGTATTTTGGGCATTGGTGCATGAGCCTGGTTAGACACAGAAAATCCTAGACGTAAAAAAGCCCCCTTGGATGTTGAGTCCTTGGGGGCATTTCTTTGTCCGCTTGTTTCACGGAAGGATCATGGCAAGATCAGGATGCTAGATTTCTTCTTCAGTTCCCACACTAGTTTATCAGCTAGACGAATCAGATCATCTCGTGTGTACGTTCCTTCTAGAATGATTCCGCAATATGCTGCGATCTCACTCAATTGAATGTATACATCTTTATCTTCCTGAGCCGCGAGAATCTTGAGGAGGGTGGGATGATTATCAATCTCTACTCGGAGAGCTGTGAGGGATTCAGGGAAGAATTCGAGCTTGAGATTTGGATTACTGAGGGAGTAGTTGATCTGATTAGAAGAGCTCATGCTTCTTCCCTTCCAGCTTTATCTGCCCTGGCCTGTGCAGCCTGATCTGAGTATTCCAGTTCCTCATAGCGCACCATCAGTTTCGCAGCATTGTGTTGAAGAACTTGTTGCTCAGAAATTCCATATAGGCCCATGACAACTTGCATGAAGAATCGCAGATCACCTAGTTCCTCAATAATGTTATGAACATCTGGTGCTTTATTATACACTACATGTCGCTTGATTGCTGTGGAGAGTTCGCCGGCCTCTTCGCAAACTCCGCCTCGTGCGTGATCTGCCATGTGCCGGAAAGTTTCACGCTTGAAGAGTGCCTTAACGAATTCCGCGTATGGAAGAATTGACCCATTAGATAGCTTGACGAATCCATAGGATGCTGGACTGCCGCTCTCAGGAGTTGTATTTAGGGTGAATTGTGCTGATCGATCTGCGCTCATTTTAATTTACCTTTACCAAAGAGATTCGTGTGAGAAGAATTTGCGCATAGTGCTCCATGACAGACTCTTGTTCGATCAAAAGTTTTTGATTCGTAGGATCTAAATCTTTGAGGTAAGCAGAATTTACAAATGTTTTAAGATTGCTGTGTCGCCTTTTAAGTTCTTCATATTCTTCAACTAGACGTGAAACCCAACCAGGAACTTGAGTCGTGGATTGTTCTGTGCTCATAATGCCATTCCTAATTCTTCCTCAGTTAAGAAACTCGAATCAAGTAGCGAGGAATCCACTTGTTCAATCACTTTCCGTTTCGGCAAGAAACCAGTCTTACCTGAATCCGGATGACTAATCTGCATGATGCGATCCGACTGAACTAGAGCTTGCAAAATTACCACAAGATCCGCCGGCTTATCCACATCGCGCGATACTTCTTTGTAAATAGCTTTGAATTCTACGAGGCCGTCGAGCGCTCGTGAGTTGATGATTTCCACAACTTTATGAGATACGTCCGAGTTGCGGGATTTACCAAACTCGCCGAGAGCTTTAGGCATGTATCGTTCTGCATGGGAAAGGACTGTGTTAGCGCAAATGACGTCCCGCCTGCTGATTGTTGTTCCAAGACGGGCAGCACAATGGATGATACAAAGCTTAAGCAATTGCGCAAAACGTCTGGTGGAATATGATTCAAATCGCTGATCTCCAATGTTACTGAAGGTTGCATATATTTTCTCCAATGTTTGTTCAGCATCTGGCTCAAGATCGAGAGGACCATGAACCGCGGATTTAATTTCTCTCAGTCTGTCTACAAAGTTCTGGATTACTTCATCATTCATTCCTTTAGGAAAGGCAATTCGCCGGCCGGAAGGCTCACCATGAATCAGAAGAAGTCGGCTAAAGAATCCTTGTCCGAGAACTTCCGAAGGAAATGCCATAGCAAAACCAGTGGGAGTATTTGCACTGAGAATAGAAATGGTAGGATTGTGAATGTCCAAGGATTTTCCGGTCTTGATTCGATAAGTAAAATTACCTTCGTAATCCCATAGATTCCCAAGCAAAGATAGAAATTCAATATTCCCGTGACCAAAGAAATCATTAGCTTCATCTGCCATGATAGCCATCTCTCGTGTGGTTGAGTCATCACAATCTCCGAATATATTCTGATCTAAAATTTCATCTACTGTTCGTGTGTCTCGCCGTCCGCCTGTCCCAGAAAACTCTGGATCATCACCTCCACCTGCAAGATCAACTAGGAACTTTTCTTTGGATGTTTTATCAGCTGCGATTGTTTCGTACCCAGTAAGTCTCAGAAGTTTCTTGCACAGTTTAATTGGGGTGGATTTCCTGGCACCAGGAGTCCCGATAAGCATTGTGTAAAGTGTCGGAAAGATTTTGAAATGGCCGTGATTCAAGTATGTCTGGCGTCCCAGAAGAACACCGATTGTCGTGAGCAAGCACCAGCGATAGTAAATCGCCGGAGGTTCAGTCTGGGAGTTTGCTTCCAGGAATTCTTTGAATATATCCCCAGCCATTGGGACACCGCGCTTTCTAGATTGGATGATAAGGTGGAGGATTTGAAGGAGATGTGAGTGGAGCAAGCGCCATCTCAAGATTATCGAGAAGAGATTGAATCTCGGCTCCTTTCTCCGGAGGATAAGTGTTAAGCCCACGAGCAAGAACCGTTTTAAGCTCCGCTGCATCTTCGTAAGAAAGAAAGATTGCAACTGCAAGATGATAGCGGAGATTACTAGATGAGATTGTGTGCATGTGGATTTCCTTTACTCAGTTTCTGACCAATATTTAGCTCGTACAAACACACCATCCTTCCCAGTCTTTCCAAGTTTCAGTGCTGCTGGGACGGTGAACTCTCGATAAGTTCCAGATACATCGCGGATCGTAACAGGAATCTCCATCGCTTCCCGGACTCGATCTGGAAGATTCTTTCGCAATCCTTCTTCCGTGTACGAGAAGAGGATCGAATCGTGAATCTGAGCGTGTAGCCGGAAATGCTCCGGGTTTGGTAATGCGATTTCATAGAATACTTTTAGGAATGCCTCGTTAAGAGTTCTTGCATTGAGTGACTGTGGGCAATGAGCGACGTAAGAGTTGAGATCAAGTTTGTTCTTATCTGGTTTTCCAAAGCAGTATCGTACCCAATCGCCTTGTCCAATGTAATCATCTGCTGTGAAATGTGCTTTGTTGTACTCTGTATGATGGTAAGCGCGACTCGTAAGTCTGCTCGTTGTTCCAATTTCATTGACGACTGAGACATAATATTTCCCTGCAATGGATGGATAGGTTCTATGGAATTGAGCCAGGAGATAAGTTGCGATCTTCTTCGGATCTGATTCTTTCAATCCCAGAAGTGTGCGCGCCTTAAAGATATTCTCCAGGCCCATCGTATCAACTAAGGTGCCAGCTCCCATGTTATAGTTAGCACCGTGATTGACCCGTTTAGCCACGTCTCGTAATGCTTTATTGAGAGTTTTTCCCAATGCATCATCATAGATGGACTCATAAGGAACGCCAAAAAATGCGGAGCAATTAACAGAGTGGAAGTCTCTAGACCCAGAAACGGCAGCGATGAGTGAAGTATCTCCCGCAATGTTTGCTGTGTCTCGTGACTCAGCTTGCTCAAGATCGCACTCCCCCAAGTAAAATCCGTCATCTGCGCAGATAGTTTGCTTAACCTCGACGCCTCGTGGGATGTTTTGTATTTGTAATCCTGTCCAAAAATGGTGCTCTCTAGATGCCAACCTTCCGGTATCTGTTCCATGTGGATTAAGAGCGTAAAGGATTCGCCCATGGTATTCTTTGCTTCCATTATCTTTGCTTCCTTCCTTGTCGGAATCTAGACGGAGATATGTTGTAGCCAGCTTGCGCCATCCACGAATGTCCAGGATCTTGGTGAAAATCCGCGCATTGAGTGGGTGCCGGTACGAGGCTTTATTCAGATTCTTTTCACCAGAGGAATCCGCAATGTCTGCGCACCCCAGAACTTTCATAAGGGATTTCACTTGGACATGTGAGCCGGGATTAAATCCGGGCACATCAATCATGCGGCGGAGAGATGTAAGAGTCTCGGATTCTTTAGCATCCACATCTTTCCGTGCTTCCACTAGCTTTCCCATATCCCGGCGCAGACCTGTCATTTCTGCCAGTAGACACGGATAGACCAGAGGGAACTCCAATAAGTAATTTCTCTTAGCCCACGCTGGCGCCTGTAGAATTTGCTGGACCCAGACATTAATTGTTGCCCAAGTGTCGAGAGCATTGTATCTGTAGTATTGCTCGATATCATTTGTCTCAGCAAGGTCTTTCCAATAAACCACCTTTCGTAGGAAGAAGGCATTAAGGAAAGCAAGATCCTTTGGTAGCTCGGAATACCAACTGTGAAATAAATGCTGGACATCCCATAGCCAGTTGACCAAGGGTGCATTGAATCGCAGGAGATATGAACAGTCATATTTGCCATTTGCCAGTACCTTTGCAGCAGGAAGATTATTGAATTTCCGCATCCAGGTTACTGCCCAATCGGAATCAATTGGCAGAACTACAGAGAGTGTGCGGATAGGATTACGGCCAGTGCGATCAATGAAAAGAGCTGTGTAGCCAGAACAACGAATAGCGGTGTTTTGACGTACAGTTTCAAGGTCAACTGCGATAGCGAATGCTTGATGAAATTCTTCATAAATAGATTGAATGTTCTCTGGTGTGAGAATGGCCCATTTGAATTCTGTGGCCTCGGGCCATGAGAGTGGATTGATTACCTTGGAAATGTTCCGCTGTGTAATGAAGCGCCCGTAAGATACAGTGACCAGCTGTGCCAGCGGATCAATGAATACGATTTCAATTCCACGGTATGTGAAGAGAGATCCGGCATAATCTGCCAGGGACGCGGAAGTCTTCACATTCCCTTCTAGTGCAAGAAGCTTCAGAAGGATATCAATGTTCGTGGAAACTACACGAGTGATGGATCGTTTCTGGCAATACAGCTCAAGCTGCGTGAGAAGTTTCACGGGCTCGCATACTGTATAGGTTGTGACACCTGAGAACATATGTTTGATATGGAGAAGGTAATCCTTATCTGCATATGTTCCTAGGAAGAGTGCATTACTTTGAACTGGAATTGGATGATTCATGAATTGAATCCTCTGTAATATCATCGATCATGATAAGAGTGGAGCGAGTTCCCATTATTTTTCCTATCCGCTCTTCCGATTCAAATTTAATTTTCACTATACCTTGGAAATTATGTGTACCTTCAACTGTTCGCATAGGCACAGATCCGAAGAATACCATATCTTCCACATCTGATCTCGACTTACGATAGAAAAGATAGTGAGGACCACGTCCAAATGTAAGTCGTTTGATTCTGAATTTACGTGTACGGAATTTCATATCTCATCTCCTTCTCGTTCAACCAATTCCACATGAAATGCATCCATGAAACCTTCATCCTTCGTGTCCATGTTTCCATTCCAATCACAACCTAGACGGACTTTATATCCCATAGTTGCGGCTACACCTTTGATAAAGAATGCTGTGGCAATGATAACTTCTCGGTTATTCCAGATAGGTTTCCCTCCTGCATATGGAACGAAATCTACAGCCTTAGAAGGGTATGAATTATGCTTTGAGGCTGGAAAGCGAAGTTTACTTTTCCCTTCAGCAAACGCCAAATCTTGCGCCTCTTGGCCACGGTGCCCGCATGTGATTCCAACATCTACATGTTTGATTACTTCATTGAAGATATCTTGCAGACGCGGATCACAGGTGAGTAGACGGGTCTTGGATGACAGAGAATATTGAGGCATAGAAATCTCCAGTGTGAGAAGAGTGAATCAACAAGTGAATATGCCCCAGATCAGATAAACCGACCCAGGGCACATGGTACTTATAGACTCAGATTACACAACGTGAATCTCAACAATGTTCGTATAGGCATTCGGATTCGGATTCTGTTCCGTCTTCTTGCCATGACGCAAAGATGTGATCACGATAACTTCGGCGCCCTCAGATTTCTCCATGATTTCCCGATTCGTTCCAGGGCCAAAGTGTGAGGACAGCGCAGCAATGATCTTGCGATAATTACTTTGACCAAACTCATTGTCCATCTTGAACGACACAGTAGTCAGGGAGCCAGGAACAAGAGGTTCAGTTCCAGAATCTGCCAGCTCTTCTGTAGCAATAGCAGACAGCTTAACTCCGATAGAAGTCGGACGATCCTTGGTCGGCATTTCCCAGAACATATTTGCGCGATGTGTGCCGGCAGGATAAGTAACAAAGTCAGGCACTTGTGCCAGATCATCCAGTGTACCTTCCAGCAGAGACTCCATGTTGAAGGCAGCGGCGTCCAGAGTGTTTTCGATGCTCATGATATTACTTTCGTTTAGATAGAATGAAGTTTTAATTTACTTCGTGGTTGAGGAAACGTGAGATTGTCCGGTTGTCAGAATATTTTCCACCAAGGTGGCATATCCTGCAATGTCGCGCCAGTGATCTGGCTCGTTAGGATTCCCGGACAGAATCCTTCCGATCTTGTGTTGGATCATTTCGAGAGCCTCTTTCTGATATGACGGAAGATCATTCCAATTCTTTCCATCTTCTCGCATATCGGTCTTGAGCATTTGCATGATCCGACCATTATCAATAAATGACCCATGAGTCTTTGCTCGATCATTCAGTGTAGATTGTACGTCTTGTGTCATTTCTTTACTCCTGCTCCGGCGCCAAATTTAGCTGCCAAAGATCCTAGTGATTTAACTGCTACTTCTCCAGGAGATCCCGCAGTCATTGGATTACTCACCTTCGCAGTGCCATCGAACAGTCTCCCTAGTGAGAGCTTCTCTTCTTTCTCAATCTCGAAATCACCTCGGCTCCGTGTCAGAACTTTCGGCGAAGCTGTAGACTTACTAAATGCTCGATGCTTACCGTTTTTAATCTCCGTATACACAACACAATCAAATGCGGATGCAAATGATGCAGACATGCCGGCAGATCCGAATGACGGAACAAGTTTAACTCCACCATCTTCGAGTTCCGCTTCTTGACAATGCGCAGTTACGATGAGATTCCCACGGAAACCTTGGAACTGAGACTTGAAGAACTCCGTATACTTTCGCAGAGCGCCCCAGTCATCACGCTCCGGCTTAGTTTCCACACTCTTATCTTTCATGGTATACGCCATGATCGAATAGGACAGTTGAGTTCCGGTATCGAGAACCAGAATGTCTTTCTCCGTCATCTTAGAGAAATCAACTGGAGAAATAATGGCGCCCGGAGTTTTCGCACAGATCGGACATGCATCTTTTCCGTGCAGATCACAGATGTTTGCGCGACCATTCTTAAATAGAGTGAGAAGAGTCTGAGCAGCAATCGGATATGAAGCTGAATCTGGAATGTTAATCAGATCAATGCGTTCTTTGGCTTCAGCACTCAACTTCACCAGAGTGTCCGCCGCATTCTCAATGTTCAGCCAGATCAGATTGTAACCTTCTTCTGCCATCTGAGCGGCGAGTGTAGATTTCCCGGTGCCTGAGAGTCCGATGATTAGGACACGCTTAGTTAGTGCAGGTGTGTATGATGAGAGTTTCATTTCGAAGGTTCCCTAAGTTCACTTAATACTTCAAAAATTAATTGTGCAGCCTTACGAAGTTTATGTCTTTGGAATTCCGTGAACATATGGCGTCTATTTATTCCGTCTTGATACAGCTCTTCCCAGCAAATAGGCGCCGCCATAGATGTGAGATGTGCAGCCCAGCCAAGAAGCATCCATCTAGTTTTCTGTCTGTTCATTGCCATCTGAATCTCCTTCTCCAATTCGGAGTTGCGCCTCAATCAGATCCTGCACAGTAAGTTTCACCTGATAATCTGTCTTATCTTCCTGCTCAGGTGTGCAAGGTTTCGTGAGATATTCCGTACTCAGTCCGCACGTTTGTAGATACTCACAATCGCGGAAGAATGCAGTGCAAGATTCGCCACGCTGCGGATAGATACCTTGATCCTCGTACATCTTGATGATCTCAATATCCAGAAGCATTTCACGAATCCAGAGCGCACGTTGCAGATAGGATTTTGTAAAAGGAATCGGATGGTATTCCATCGTAGTCGTTTGGTAGACTAGATAAAGAACCTCGTAACTTGATAGACCTGGAAAGAGAACATCAAGAACAACAGAATAACCGATAGCCTGAGAAGAATTTTTATAGGTAGCAGGATTGATCGTAGTGAAACCAGTTGTCTTGCATTCAAGTACGAGTACCGCCCCCGTGATCTTGGATCTAAGAACAGCATCCACGAAACCACGTAAGCGGAATCCATCTGGGAATTCTACTGCAAAAGACAGTTCACACGCCGGCTTACCTTCAAAGTAAACAAGTTCGTATTCATCTAGGAATCCTCCTTCTCGCATAGATGCGAAACGTTGCAGCGCGATACATGCAGTCCAGAAAGACTTCTTAGCTTTCTCGTCTACGTTCATCAGATCAGTGTGCCAGCCTAGGAAAGCGCGCCACAAAGTTTCATCTAGGCTCCGTCCTTCTAGGAGATCCTGCAAACCCTGACCTACTATATGTCCAAAAGCAAAAGTGATGGTGGACTTAACTGCCTCTTCTGCCTTGAAGGTTGTTCGCAGTTTGGCAAGTTGGAATTTGCGCGGGCACGAATGGAGATTGAGCAATGACGAGTAAGAGAGTTGGCGAATCCGATAGTCAATTGTTCCCGTATACTCTGGCTCTTTCCATCCGACGACAGAAGAAGCTGGAACATTTTCTGCTGGCCCGTCAAGGATATATCCGATAACATCATCGCCGCCGCCTGCCATATCTGATAGTAGTGCATCGAGATTGAAGTCGGTGGTAGACATTTCATTATTTCCAAAAGAAGAGGAGTGTAGATTAGCTCCGGCGCGGCCTGTGAATTTGTCTCTACACAAATAGAAAAAGGCTCACAATGGAGCCAGTTTCGGAGAAGTTGATATGTAGGATATGTCTGATTTGTAGATATACATGCAAAGATCAGACGGTGATTTAGTTCCTCAACTGCGGCGTCCATAGATATATTGGCACACATATGCAGCAGCCATTGCAGTAGGACGAACTTTGAATCGGCTAAGAGGAAGAAACTTATGAGTGTATTTCATGATCTTGTTCCGTAAGTAAAGCTGTGAGATCAGAATGCGTCCACACCTTGGGCCGCGATCTTAGATTTAATTCCCTTCGCAGTTCCCTTAGTTGCAGCCGCTGCGAATTCAACTCCGGTCTGCACCTTTAGGCCATTCACAATTACTGAGATCTGATCTTCCGAAAGAAGTGTGACATTCTCAGGTTGCGCACGTAGAGCTGTGTGAATTTCACGGAGCAAGCCGGGCATACGAGGGTGACGATCGAGTAGAGAAGTTTGAAGTTCAATTACTTTATCATAGAGTTCGGAACCTGATGGGAGATTCTTTTCCTGAGTAAGGATGAGACTCTTTTGAACTGGCGCCGCTGGTTTAGGAGTTTGAGAAGTTGCCTCAGCTGTAGAAGAAATTCTTTCTGAAGTAGTTCCAGCCGAATTTAACTTTGCTGCAGCAAGTCGTGCTTTAATTTCTGCGATACCCATGATACAAGTTCCTTAAAAAATACCGGGATCTTCCTCTTCCCAATCATCATCTTCTGGAGGTGGATGCCTTGGATCAGTTGTCTTCTTCACAACTTCTAGCAGACCTTTCTCTTTCATGATCCACTCAGAAACCATAAGCATATCTCGGCCAGTTTCATCCGGAGATGAGACAATACGTTTCACTTGAGAGAGCGGAAACCACTCAGAAAGATGCGGAGAAATATCTACTTCCCCTATACATTTAATCACAAAGCGCACAGCTCGCGCAGTCTCTGCAACTTTGGTTCCGTAAAGAGTAATATGGATATCCTTAGTGCTCATTTAGAAGTCCTCTTTTCCATAAGAGAATGTGAGATAGAATGTGATGATTGCATTCTGTCTACGGTTCCACAGGATTGCACGCTTATCATCAAGAAGGATTTTATACCCAAGGTCTTTCCACTTTTCTTTCGTGACTGCTTTAATAATCCGTCCGTGAAGCGGCCTAGCAGCGGCGACAGAAATCCCTACCTTCTCAGCTTCTTCAGCTGGAAGACTCTTTAGCTTGTGCCAGATTGTTTCATATTGGCGCATGGTTGAGAGAGCGGGAAATGGATGGAGAACTGGGGGACTAAATGAGAATCGAACTCATATTACACTGGCGATCCCTGCCATAAGAATAAATTCTTGCAGGCCCTTGCGTGTTAGCCATTACACTATTAGTCCAAATATGAAGATATAAAGAACTCACCTAGGTTTCTGCATTGACATGATTCCTGTCGCCAGACCAGAGACAGATGGATCGAATCAGTTACCAGCTAAGTGAGTTCTTTATATTCTCGTTAGAAGACACAATTAAAGGACAGTTTTACGTCATGTCCAGGACGTTTCCCTAGCAGATGATGTGATCTTTAATGCCAGGGAGAAATCAGGGAATCACAGATTCGCAACCAGAGCTTCCACATCATCAGCCTTGAGATAGTTCTCAATGCGACGCAGCAGGAATTCCAGCACATCTTCATATTCCGCAGCGTTCGGGGAATGTTCGATGTACAAGCTCAGTTGAACTTGCAGCGCTTGCAGAACCGGCTTATTGGTTTTAACCGGAGTCAGCTTACGAGTGTAAACTTCCACAGCATTGCCAACTTGCGCAGCAGTCTTGCCAGAAACCGACGGCATAACAGCAATGTAATCTGCTGCAAAACCTTTCCACGATTCTTCCGAAATCGTAGCAGAACGGCGATCTTCGCGCGGCTGATTTGCAATTGCATCCCAAGTAAACTTGCTCAGATCAATTGTATCTTGCGAAGCATTGTCCGTATCAGCAACCCAAGGACGCAGAGCGGATTGGATTGTATCGTACAGAGCTTCTTGCAAAAGTTCCAAACCCTTGCCACCGGCTTCCAGAATTTGCACGATACCTTCAACAGAAGGAACACCGACGGAAAGTTTCACAGCTTGGCGCTGCATACCCATCTTATCCTTCTTGAAACGGAAATTGAATTCCTTGGCATCCACAAACTTGTCGAAATTCGGGGAGATTGCGCCGGAAGTTTGAGTAGTTTCGCTCATGATAGTTCTTTCTAGATTGTGGAACCGTAGTTCCGATTGAGGGAAGACAGGAAAGTTTTAGAACAGACTTTCCCTAACTGTTGGATGCATA